TCGCCCTCCCCATAGGTCTTCTCCGTAGTGGTGAAGTTCTTGCGGGGCCAGGCCAACGCCTGGGTGCTGGTGGCACGCTCACCTACAAAACCCACTAAGTCCAGATTGCGGGTGGCTGTCAGCAGGGCGCGGGTCTTCTGGTCATTACTAGCCGCATACCACTCCACCGCGTCGATGTCGCCGTCGGCATACGCCTGCGCTTCCGCCAGCGTGATGTAGCTGTTGGCATCAGACGCGCCGGGGGTGGCGATGATTACGGCGGCCATTTGACGGTCGGCTTTTGCCTAAGTTTCCGCGTTGGCAACTTCGGCTATACGCAGCGGGGAGCTGTGCCGCCGGAACCCGCAAAGCGTGAGTTCAACACGCCCGTGCGCGAACCGTTCAATGCGCCCATTGCACAGATCCTTAAGGCAATAGACGCTCACACTGCGCTGTTTCTGCGCTCGGGAGACTGGTGGCACATGCAGCAGGCGGCGACGCTGCGTCTGTATGTGCGGGAGTTGAAAGATTGGATAAAGCGGCAGGAGCAGGCGCAGTAGACGCTGCTTTCGGGGCGCGGCGTTTGCGCGGTGGGGGCGCAGGGGCCGGGGCGGGCGCGACAGGCGCTGAAATGGAGGCCACCACAGGGGCAGCCTCCTCAGCAGCGCGACGGGCCAGGTTGAAACCTGTAAGTCCCATCAGGCGCTCAGCACACCCTTGACAAGCCCGATGTTCTTGTCATCGAACACCTGCTCCCAGTTGGCACCAGTCTCAAGGGTGGCGCGGTTGGGGTTGCTACCGGTGCCGGTGTAACGGCAACCGATTGGGTGATACACCACGTGCCAGTCGAACGACACGTAGGACGCCTTCGCGAGAATGTCGCGATCAACCTCCGACTGCAGTGCAGCTTGCTCACCGCTGGCGATGGCGCCGGGGGTGAAGAAGTACACGTCGTTCGCGCCGAGATCATCCGAAACCACCACGCGGCAGTTCATCAGAGTCGGGCAGCGCACGTCGCCAAAGGCACCTTGGAAGGAACCACCGCCAAAGGCAGGGGTGCTGTCCGCAGTCATACCCAGATCGCCGGCGCTGACATAGTCAATCGCCTTGCGCTGAACCAGCTGATAGTAGGCGCCGCTGTGCATCGCAATGACACTCAGCTTCTCGCCTTGATCGCCCAGCTTGGCGCGGGCGTCAGCCACCATCTCTGGGGTGGGGTAGGCGTCCTCAGTGCTCACAACCAAGTTGCTCAGACCGCCGGCAAAAGCGCCCTTAAGCGAAGCCAGCAGATCTTTCTGCTGTTGGTTGGCGACATAAGCAGCCACCTTGTTGCCGATGGCGGCAAGGGGGTCAGCTCCGGCAGAAAGGCGAGCCAGGTCGCGGGAGCCGAAGGCCCGGCCGCGGTGCAGTACCACAGCACGCTGCTTGTCGGCAGTGGGGTTGCCGGGGGTCAGGGAGGTGCTATCGCTCAACACCTCGGCATCGCCAGAAAGATTGGCGACGAATCCGGGCACGGTGATGAAATCACCGCCCTCGGTGGCGTTGAGTTCAGCCATCGGCTGCACCACGCCGCTGCCGATAAAGGCGTTGCGAAGGGTGCTCTGCTCCTCAATGTATTGGGAGAAAATCTCCGGGACAATGATGTCCAGGCGACGAGTTTCGGCCATGGTCGGTTACCAAATAACAGTGCGGGGGTCTCAGCCGCGATTGGCTTCGGCCTTTAAGCGCTCGTACAGGGCGGGGTCGTCGCGGAATAGTCGCGCTTGCTCCGTCAAATTGCGCGTGGCGGTAGCAAATGGGTTGCTCTTGCCGTAGGCGCTGGTGGCAGGGGCGGAGGCAATCGTGCCCATTCCCTTGCTCGCGCTGGCGGCAAAATGATGGTCCCATCCACTGTCCGCTTGGCGCAGACGGGCAAGGTGGTCGCTAAGTGGAATCTCCATCCCGCCCTCTAAAACCACCGGCTTGCCCTCAACCTCGCGGAGGTTGGTGGCCATAAGCGATAGCAGCTGCTCAGGGCGCAATGCCTTGGCGGCGCTGATCTCTTGGATGGCTTTGGTGCGAAGGGACTCCGTGCGACGGGCTTGGCGCTCAGCGTCAAGCTCTTGCTCCAGTTCCGTGATGCGCTTCTCCAATGACTTGTTGGTGTCCTTGGATTGCTCCCACAACTTCAGATACTCACCGGAGTTCTCAAGTTGCTGCTGCTCACCGTTTTTGAGCTGGGCCGTGATCCCACGTAGCTGATCCTCAAGCTCTTGGATTCGGGTGTTGAGCTTGGCGTTGGTTTCGCCCGCTCGTAACTTGTCCTGCGTCACCAACTCCAATTTGGTGCGGAGACGCTGGAGTTCAGAGGAGTCGCCGGCGGGGGTGTCGGTCGCGGGTGAGGGCGGCACTGCCGCACCCTGTTCCTCCACAGGAGGAACACCACTGACGTTGTCGGTCACGCTGGTGGCTGAGAGTACGCACTAAGTTGCCCAGTCCTATGTAGATACCGGCAAAATTACGCACCGGCAGCGTGGATGTACTGGTGGGATATACGGAAACTCCGTGATCCGGTCGCGCCTTTGCATGTGCAATGGACGGCAGACTGGACACGTCGCGGGATCTAAAGTCGCGTTCCACACCCAACCCCTCGGGGCAAAGGGCGTGGGGCTGTCAGCTGTGGTCAGCTGCTGGCGCGTGAAGATTGTGTTTTGAGCTGTGTTGCTTACGCCCCAAACTGCGTTGGCAACCAGCGCCGTGTCGCGGTTGCGCAGGGCGCTGTAAATCGTGCCGCGGGCGTTAATCGGTTGGATGTAGCCCCGTACCGTGCGCTCCGCTACCAGCGTGCGGGCAATCTCAACCGTGCTGTCGTCGCGCAGTAGCCCCGCCAAAATCTTGCCCCGGATGGCGCGAAGATGCGCATCGACAAATGGAATGCGACCGCTGCCGGGGGCTGGGCTCAGCAGTGCTAGTAGCGTGGTGCCCCCGGTGCGCGTTGTTGATAAAAGCGCATCGCCAATGCGTGGTTTGTAGATCCGGCCGGTGAGCACTACGCCCGCAAAGGCAGCCGCACGCTCCGCAGCCTCACGATCTACTTGCTCCAAACGGCGCAGCAAAATCGTGCGCAACTGGGTGGCGTAGTCACGTAGCTCTAACTCAAATGCCACCAGCAGCTGCTCTAAAATCAGCTGGCGGCTTAGACCGGTGTTGGGCAGGCTGGCGATCAGCGACTGGCGTAGTCGCCACAGCAACAGCAGCAGCAGCGGTTTGAGATCGTCGTTAACCTCCCGTTCGTCGCGCTCCAATGCGGCATAAATGCTCGCTAGGTAGTCGTCGGTGTTCATTGATGCGCCTTAGGCCGGGTTGCGGCCGGGACGCATTGGGGTCGGGAGCGTTTGGCTGCTGAGCGATTCGCCTTGGCCGGGGGTGGTCAGCGCATTGCTGCGGCCAAACGAGCTGGGGGTGGTGGCAAGGGGGTCCAGCCCCATCGCACTCGTTTGCTCGTTCAGGTAGTCCCGCGTGCGGATTACCTCCTCGTCGATGTTCAGCCCCGCGGGCAACACCTCACCCTGTTGCAACACATCCAGCAGCGTCTCCTGACTGATCGCGTTTTGCATGAATAGTTGCAGCAGGGCGGTGATGCTGTTGCCGTCCAACAGCTTGTTGTCGTAGTCCTGCTCAATCACTACCTGCGGGGGCTCCAGGCCCACGTACTGGGCCGCAACCTCCAGCATGGAACTCAGTGCATTTGCTAGGTCCGCACTGATCAGCGCCATGATGCTGTCGCTGTCGATGCGGTCCATCCGCTTCGATTCCGCAGCCGCGTTGGTTGTGTTCTGGCGCGTCAATGTGTTGATGCCTAGCCGCGAAATCTGCTCCTCCAACGCCTCAAGGCACTTCAGCTGCGAGTCGAAGGCGTCCGTTGTCGGTTGGACAAACTCCGCACCGCCGTCCACAGGCAGCAGCACCGCAGTGTTCACGCTGATGCCAATCGGGCTGTCGGCATCTGGGTCGAAGCCACGCATCGTTAAAATCGGCATCGCACCCACATGCACGCTGTGCATGAAGTCGCAAAACCGCTGGGCATAGGCGATGTTTAAATACGCCACCTCCAGCAGGGGTGGGGTGCTGGTGAGGGTCGCAGTCCGGTTGCCGTAGACCGTTACCAATGGGATGCGGTCGAGATCCGTGGTGCCCTCGTCGTACAACGCCCACTCGGTGCTCGCGTCGCGGCGCCATAACTCATACCGGCCGGGCTCCAGCACACGCACCTGCTCTACTTGCTTCTCGCCAAACAGCCCGTCGCGCTCTAACGCAATCTCGTGGATGCGTACTTGCTCCACTACGCCCTGCGGGTTGTTATTCGCTGTGCGCCAGCCCCGGACGCTGCGGGGGTGGACGTGGACGAGGTAGGGCGTCGCGCCGCTCCGCCGCTGTTCCGCCAATGTGCGGGCACTCGTCATCGGATAGTCGATGATCGCGCTGCTGTGCCCGTACAACAGAGCAGTCTCCAGTTGCTGGCGGGCAAAGCTGTTCAGCGTGGTGCCGTCACCGCAAACGTTCTTCGCCCACTCCTCCCAGTACGGGTCGCCCTGCAGTTGGATGCCCTTGCGCAAAATTAGCCCCGCCGCTTGGCTGGCTAGTCGCTGCAAAAATGGCGGTAGAACTGCGTGGTAAATCCGGCGTTCGTAGCTGCTGTTGTCCTCTCGCGGCTCCTGTGGAATCAGCCGGTGGGCGCCGGCGCGGAGGGCTGCCGTGCCCCCTAAACATACGTTGATTGGATCCCACTTCGGCAGCATCTCAAGCACCGCTGCACTCAAAAATGTCGGGTCGTCCGTGGCGTCCTTGGCACGCGGCGTGACCGTGCGCTTGATGTCGTAGGCGGTCGTGAAATCGCGGCCGGGGTAGCTGCTGTAATCGACCATAGGTGTCCCAGCGCTTTACTTTGGTGACCTAGGTTTCCCTGAGATTGCTTGTGGGCGCTGGGTTTAGCTCACCACTTCTCACGGTCTGCCCAGTAGGCAGCGCTCATCTTGCCCTTGGCAATGTTCTTGGCGTGGCGGGCCTTAAATGCCTCGCGGCGCTTACGATCCCCTCCGCTCTCTCCAGTCCGTTTGGGTGATCCGCTAAACACCTGTTGGCCGAAACGAATGAGTTTTATCTGGTCGCCTTCCTTCGCCAAGACCGCGTGGGACTTGTTCGGGTGGTTTGGGGTGCGCTTCGGTTTGTTGTAGCCGGCAAACTTCTCGCCGCGATACTCGATCACTTCTTCTTACGAGCCTTGGCTCGCTTGGCCGTTTTTGCGGAGCGCCGGAACGCCTCCTCCGTAGGGGCGCCAGCACTGCCGGGCTTTCTCATGCGCTCGCCACTGCCCTCTTTAATGCGCTTGCGCTTCGCCGCGATGTTGGCATAAAGACCTCGCCTAGCCATTACTTGCTCCTGCGGCGTTAGTCCTAGGTTTCCGCGTGCCCACGCAAGTGCTCGCGGCTGGGGAGGGCGGTTACTTGAACTGGAAGTTGCTGCCGCCTGTTTGGTATCGACGTAGGCCCGCAAGGCTGTAGATCACGTACCCCATTGCGTCCACTGGGCCGCTCTTGTCCTCTAACCCGCTGCCGCTTTTGTCCGGTGTGCCCTTGCTGTTGTACGTCTGCGTCTCCAAGGCGCGGATTAGGTACTTGCAGCGGGGGTGGATGCGTAGACGGTTGTTCAGCAGCAACATCTGCACGGCGTTCACGCGATCCTCTACCAATGGGTTGGCGTTCTGCACCTTGATACGCAGGCCGCTGCGCTTCAAGATCGCAAGGTCGCTCTCGCTCGCGTTGGTGGTCGTTCGGTGTTTGCTCGCGGCGTCTGGCACTACCGTCAATAACCCCCGCTCGATGTGCTGCGGGTATTGCTCCTGAAGACGGGTGGCGATCGTTGGGGTGTCCTTGACGTGTAATTCGTCGATGAAGTGGTACACCTCGCCCCGGCGCACACACAGCTCGATGAAGCAGGTGCCGACGTTGAAGTCCAAACCCACGTAGATCATGTCCTCCGCACCCAGCTCCTCGTCGCTCCAATGCACGTCACGGTCGAAATACGAGTACACCGTGGTCTTGTCTAGTGCCGTGAATTGGCCCTGCAGGTAGGCCGCCAATAGCTGGGGTGGGTAGTTGGCATAAAGCGAATCAATGAACCCTGGGGGGAGGTGGGGGTTGTCCAGTGTTCGGGCGCGGATTAAATGCCGGTCCGCTCCCGCTTTCTGGTCAAACGTGTTCCACATGAAGCCGTAGCCCTCCGGCGTGCTCGCCAGCGCAAACTGGGGCTTGTTGCCCCCGCGTAGTCGGGCCAGGATCATCTCCGCACCCTTCTGCGCTAACTCGTACTTGCTGGTGTCGATCTCGTCCGCCAACGCAAACGCGAGGTTGGTGCCTCGGATGCGGTTCACCGCTTCGAGCGTTCGGCACAGGATCGTGCAGGGACCGTGCGGTAGGTGGAGCGTGTACTCCGGCTGGGGGCTGGCCCGGTAGTCGTAGTCGATGTTGAAACGGTCCAGAAATTCGTCAAAACTTCGTACCCATACGTCCAACACCATCTGGAATGTGGGCTCAAATACCGCGCCCACCGTGCCGGGGTTGTCCATTGCTAAAAAACAGGCCTTCGCAGCTAGCGCTACCGTCTTCCCCGCCCCAAACCCCGCACATAGGCCCAACAGCAGGTGGTCCGTGTCGTCGACAAATGCTTGCTGGTGGGGCAGCAGCGTCTCGTAGATCGCAATGCGTAGGGCGCTATAGGTCGTGCTGCATCGCGTGCTGATCGGAATCGGCGCGTCAAGGCACTTTCCGCCAGCAATGACGCCGAGAACCCCCACGCTACTGGTTTGTAATTTCCATACATAGGGTACACCGATTACAGCCCCGCGTTGTTACGCAGGGGTGGGGGTGGTTATCGAGCACACCAAAGGGGTCGTTGCACCCTACCTGCTTAGGGAAGGGTTGAAAATGGCGTCGCAAGTGGGAGGGCCCC